GAACCCTTCTTCCTTGGTGATCGTGTTTGTTCGATACCGCAGGAATAGGACCTCGTCACACCATTCGGTCACACAGCCAGACCCTTTGACATGCAGCGACGGTCGCCAATAGTTGTACGAGTCCCCTTCCGGGTTGACGAACTTTTCGATCATCTCGTGGCAAGTAAAAACCACATGCCGGCCTTGCTGCCACAAAAACGCGAACCCATCAAACAAGCTCTTCCATTTCAGTTCGACCGACTGGTAGCCTTTGCCGTACCCGATGTCATCGATCGTCTTCTTGTTGGCCTCCGCTGCGACCTCCGCAAAAATCAGTTTCTCCAACCAGTCAGCGGTATCGACGACGACCGTCTCGTAGTCGGTCTCGACCAAGTGCATCAGCCACCCGTAAAACTCACCAACCGACCGAATGACGTCGGTCGAATCGCAGTCCAAATCACCGACACCATCTTCCAAATTCAAAAAAATCGGCTTAGGGAATTGAGCCGCCAGCGTACTCTTCCCAATCCCGTTTTCGCCATAAATCAATACCCGCCTGGCACGCGGAACTTTGCCTTTGTTAATCTTCACTTCTCACTCCTAAAACAACACACACGCACACACACAAAACGAGGGGCAGGAGTTGAACCTGCAACGCGGACATAGGGAGCAACCGCTGTTTTGCCTGGATTAAACTACCCTCGTAACCACTACAGCAAACCGAAGATCCATGTCGCCAACGTCAGGATCACGCACCACACAATCAATCCTGACACAGCAAACTGAACAATCGGAATGTCTGCAAATTCGTCGTCACTCATGACGGTCCTGCCGGCATCTCAGCCCAATGCGTGACGCCATCGAGCTTTTGTTCGTGGATCGAAAACCACAATCCCGCATCATCGTCCCAGTAGCCCGGAAACGTCGGATACGACTCATCGTTCGAAGCGACCATTACCGTCGTCATCACATCTGGTAGCGATCGCTCGACCGAGTACCAGACAATCGATTCCGCAACTCCATCGATTGATACTTCGCTCACGTCGAGGCTCCTTCTCGATCTGCAATACCTTGGCGAACCTCTTCGATCGTCGGCAGGCCCATCGCGGATTCGTAGTTGTCGATGACCAGATACGCTTGCGAGATCCACCCCTTGGGAATCCCTCGCAGGTCAACCCGCGAATTTGACGATCCTGGATCATGCGTGCAGCCGAGCAGCAACCGCAGGCAGTGCAGCAACTCTGATGCGTACTTCGCATGATCCACCTGTGCAGTCCCTTCGGTCTGGCCAAGCTCCGATCGCAGAACCAGCACGTCGCGAGGCGCTTCGATACCCAGCTTCGCCCTCTTTCCAGCCACCCCCAACAACCGGACACACACGTCCGGCCCAATCTTCACCGACTCATCTACATCGCGCATCACGACCAACATCAACCAGCTCCTTATGGCAACGTTTTCAAATAGCCCGCTGGCAACGTTGCCAGCGGGCTCGGTAGCCCGGCCAGGACTACTTGTTCATGCACTCTCCGAATCCATCGCGAAAACGGAGATCTTGTCTCGCTTGATTTCCAATTGCGTTCCGACCGGCAAAACCAACCCCCGCCGGATCGCCGCTTGCTCAAATTCCAATTGAGCGACCTTCGTTTTGATGCGTCCCAGTCGGTAGTAAAACTCGTTCTTGTGCTTCACGCACAATCCGCGTCCAACCGCCTGGCAGTCGCACCCCTGAATAACGCACAGCCCATTCGCTGCACGCTCCTTCGTTCGCTTTGGGATCCGACTCTTGCCCATCGATAACGCCTCGATCAACAGTTCTTTGGCCATACGACTCATGCTTCACCTCCTAGGACAGAACAAAACCATCCATGGATGTGCAAACAGTATCGACAATGCAAACAACGTGTCAACAGAGTTTCATCAAGTTTTTTGCGTTATTGACGTTTCAGCCAAAACGTAACGCAAACCAGGTAAACAACTTGCGTAATCCAAAGAAACCTGGAAAACTTTTTTGATGACCAAAACATCGAGTTGCATTTTCTGTGAAAAACCAGCACGTTCGCGAGGCTTGTGCCAGACGCACTTTGCGCAATTCAACCGCGTAAAACACAAGCTAGACGCAGAGCACGCCGCGGAATTCGACGCGCAGAGCGTCGCCGCAGGCTTGATCCATCCGGTTGCGGTCCGCGTATCGACAAACCCATTTGCTGAGTTAGCCGATCAACTGGAAAAACAACGCAAACAAGACGCGGACGACGACAACGCAATCGCCGCAAACGAAAAGCGACTAGCCGAAATTCGAGCCGCTGCCGGCAGCAACCAGAACCAGCCGACTGTCCCGATCACGCCACCGTCCAAAAAGCCGCGCCGCACGCCTCGGACAAAGTGACGACCAGCCAAGAAACGTTTCACCCGTTACCAGATCCACAACCCAGACATCCCACATAGCGCATCACTCCGATCTGCTACAGCCTTTCTTTTTTGTTAAGGTAGACGGTTGATGGACACCTTCGGTCATGCGTATTTAGACAGCCATCACTACGGCTTGATCGCTGCTTGCGTGCTTGCTGTTTTGGTTGGCTGGTCGCTTGACCGCTTGACTTCTGCAAAGTGATCTCGCATACTTTGGAAACACTCCTTCGGTAGCCCGGCCAGGTTTTCGACCGAGGGAAGAGAGATGCAAGACATTCTGACGATGCAGGAAGTCGCTGATCGACTTCGCTGTTCTGTTTCCACCGTGCGCCAGCATATCGCACGCGGTCGGCTCGCTGCCGTCAATCTTGGCACCGGAGGCCACAAGCACTACCGCATCACCGCATCCGCATTGGCGGAGTTCTTGGCTGCTCCATGCGAACCAGCCGCAGCTCTTCCTCGTCGCACCGTTGAACCGATCGCAACCACTCGGTTCATGAAGCGATTGGGGTAAGGTAGACACGGATCGGCGGCGTGTTTGATCCATTGAGTTTTTTCGACACGTTTCAAAAACGTGTCGATTCGTTCGACACGAAGCAGAGGAGGAGATGGCGATTATGGTATGGATTTCGATTGCCGATCGACTGCCACCACTTAACGAGCTTGTTCCGTTTTGCTGCTGGATTGATGACGAGTTTACCGCCGTCAGCTTTGGGCGATACATGGGTGAGAAAACCGAGGGGAAGGCGGTTGTGATGCAAACTAAGGATTCAGTCGAGCAAGACTGGGAACCGTGCTCACACTGGTTTGAGATTCCTTTGATACCTAATGGATAGATGCGATGAAGTGTTGCGGAATTGAAATCGAGATAGACCGACGAACCATAATGGTGTCGATTGGTGATAGATGTTTTGGAATTGGCTGGTGGGTCAAAGGACACTGGAAGCGGCTCGACGGATGGCTTTTGTGGAGCCGCTTTTACTACCACGGCAATCGGTTCGCATGTCGGCTGGGGCCGTTTTTTTACAGTCGAGGACCGTTCTAGCTACGACGAACGCTGGCGATGACCCAGCCCGAAAGGAGAGTTGAAAATGTCAGAAACCAGTAATGAGGGCTTGGGTCCATCGCGTTGTTCGTCGGGAGTATCGGCGGCAAGGGCGAAGCGATGCGTCACGCATAATCACGGCTGCGATTGTAGGAAGTATCGGTTTGCTAGGATGCGCCAAGCTCTGATACAGATCATGATTTGGGCAGAGCAGGACGCTATTAGTGGGGAGACAAGACAGAAAGCGATGGCGGACATTGCGAAAGCGTGTTGCGCCGGACTGGTGGATTAAGACGAACGCACAAAATCACCGGGTTGCCGCCGGTGAGTATCAATGAGGCAACAGCCGGACGGCAACTCCGGTGCATTTTTTTGTTATCGGGTGATTTATGGCAAGCAAGCGAGAGCGAAAGAAACAGTTGTTGATAGATTTAGGATTCACAGCAAAAGAAGTGCAAGCGGCAGAAGAGTTGGCAGCAAAACTAGACCTTAATGTCACGCAAGTCCTCAGGTATTCGTTGCGTCTGTATCAGGCAAGAGACGCGGGTTTCGTGGTGTGCAAAAGCACATACGAGCCAGTCGGGTGTCCAGCGTTGGATTGATCCTGATAACGCCCAACCCATCACCCAGCGGCGGGGAGATGGTTTCCAAGTCAACGCACCTGATCGCCGCTTGGGTGCATGGGTTTGTTATGCGGTTTTTTTTGGAGTATCGAAATGATTTTGAAGTGTATTGACGGACCAATGGACGGCGCGGTGTATGTACTGTCTAGGCTCCCTAGCGACCCCGCCGAGAGAAGCACGAATAGCAAGCCCGATGGATTGTGGTTTGGCGGCGAGGATGAGCATGGGCGCAATGTTCAGCATCAGTACAAGTTAGATAAAATCATCGAACACGGTAACCAATGGGTGCTGGGTTACAAGTACGACGGGCAAGTTGTGGAAACCGGCATCGAGTTTGAAGCAGGTGAGGCATAACCCCAACCCATCACCCAGCGGCGGGGTGATGGTTTCCAAGTCAACGCACCCGATCGCCGCTTGGGTGCATGGGTTTGTTATGCGAGGGTAATGATGGGGTTTGGAGATTGGTACAAATTGGACGCTGATAGAAACCCGGTGAGGTGCGAAAACCATATGGAGTATTTTCTTTGGCACCAGTCGCAACCAAAAGAGTCGGCAACGGGCATCGGGTTGCAATTGGCAAAAACGCGGATAACAGAAAACATCTCTGTTTCCACCGTTTTTTTGGGTAGCGATCATGCGTACCGGGGAACTCTTCCAGAGCTGTGGGAAACGATGATTTTTGGAGGGGAGCGAGACGAGGAAATTGAGCGATACAACTCATGGGGTGATGCGATGGCGGGTCACGAGCGTATTGTCGGCGAGTTGCAAAAAGTTTCCGCATAACACCCAAAATCACCGGGTTGCCGCCGGTGAGTATCGATGCGGAAACAGCCGGACGGCAACTCCGGTGCATTTTTTTGTTATGCGATTTGGGGGATGTATGGACACGGTAATAGACGTGCTAAAAGACATGGGAGCGACGAATGTACAATTCGACGACACAGTTGGTGCAGACGCGACATTGCAATTTGAGTTTCGTGGAAAGCGAATTACGCTGCGTGGCGTACATTTCAACGATTCTACGGCAGGCATCGATGGATGTGTGGAGTTTGTTGAATCAGTCGGATAACGCTCCGCATCACGGGGCACGAAAGGAAAAACTATGCAATCAGGAAAAACGTCGATGAGTGCTCCCGTGCATGCGGTTGTTATGCCGCGAATTTACGGACCTATTGCGGAGTCGTGGGTTATTGAGCGTGGCGAGTCGCCGAAAGTCGAGTGGTTGACGCCAGAACGAGAGTGGCAAGGTTCGATTTTCGAAGCAGCGAGATTTGAGTTAGACGAACGAGAAAAGGCCGAATGGTGGTTGCAACGCGAAATCGATGCAATTGCGTCGGTATAACGCACAGGATAACCCAGTGCGAGGAGGAAACATGGACAACGAAAAACAGCAGGCCGAGCACTTGGGTTCATCCGATTGTTCGTCGGGTATTGAGTATGACTGGCAAGCAAGCAACAGAGGCAAATCCAAAACGGCAAAGTTAGGGTTGTTTTGGTGTCGTGCATGCGATACCCACAAAGTTGGCCAGCACGGTAAATGCGAAGCGTGCGGTCACAAAGAGAACCGGAATAAAATCCGGCAGTAGGCAGACGAACAATCAATTCTCCCCGCCTGACCCGTGGAGAATATCACCGAAAACCTACCTCAGCCGTGGAGAATGTCGCCAATAACTCGGCTGAGGTGAGGATAATGTCCGGCGAGCTTATGCTGGGTTGGGGGGGCGTCGGGACTTGCGGAGATGTTCCGACGGGCTGCGGTTTGTAGGGTTTGCGAGTCTTTGCACGACTCGCAGCGGGCGGAAAACGCAACGTAAATCGGTGCCGTGGTCCGCGCCGTGGTCCCGTCGGGCGTAGCCCGCAAATAGTAGCCGAGATGCGCGAGCATCCGGGTTGAAGCGTGGCAAACGTCGCGTGGTGTCGAGCGGTTCGACCCGGGGGCTCGCGCCCCTCGGCTTTTATTTATTGCCGCTTCGCCGCTCGCATCTCAAAACGGGAGGAAATAGGCGGATTTATTTCCTCCCGTTTTGGTTTTTATTGTCGCTTCGCGGCTCGCATTTCGGAAAGACTCATCTTGCGAGGGCGCGGTTCGGCGACGGCGGTGGAGCTGCCCGCGGAGGAGGAAACGACCGGGACGGCGGCGACGAGATGGGCGTCGGGGTCGGTGGCGACCGATCGGTCGTCGCGTCGCATGGCCACGAGCGATTCGGCGATCGGATTCGCCCGGGATCTTGACCCCCTGCAGCGATCCGCCGACTGCGGCCAAGAGCAACGCGTCAAGGAGGTGATTGTCCCGGTTGGGCCGGACCGCCCACTCGTACAGCTCGCGGCCCTGGCCCGCCGTCTTCGTCGGGTACTCGCTGGCCAGATGGTCCGCGATCATGCGGTGACGCAATGCGGCAGCTTTGAAGAGAAACCACGCACCTGGCGAGTCCGAGCCCTCGATCGTCCAGGACTCGTTGAGTTTCGTTTTCCACGTGTTGGTATCGATCAATACGTACCTCGGGGCTCTCGTCCCACGCGTCGGTGGCATCCGCCACCCGTATCCGATCCGCTCGCCCCGCTTGGGCCGATCCAGCGACCATGGCCGTTGCCGTGCCGTGACGCCTCGACCGTGCGATGGGATGACGTTGGGATGTGCTTGCGAAAATTGGTACACGGTTTCCGCCTGGTAGCCCGAGTCGACCACCATCTGCGAGATTCGCATCATGGCCCCATCGTCGCGAGTGTACTCCACCGCCAGCCGTTCGGCCCGCAATCGGTTGAGCCCCTCGAGCAGTGCCGCCGTGGGCGACCGCAGCCCGGTCACCCGCAACATCGTCCGTTCGACTTCGGAGAGGGTCAGGTAATCGATCCCCTGATCCGGCCACACGCCGTAGTCCAGGACCAGGCCACGGAAATCGGACCCGATGCCAGCGACCACCCACCAAAGCGAGGAGCCCTGGACATCGACCCCGAGGGTCACATGGTCGACCCAGTCGGGGCATTCGCCGCGCTTGTGCGTCGGGAGCGTTCGCAAACAGTACTGGTCGGAGGTCAGGCAGACGATTCCCTCCACCGGCGCGATCAGCGGGCGGGGGCTGTTTTGGTATTCGGCATCGAACGTGTCGGGCGAATCGTAGCGCAGGTCCATCGCGTGCTGCAAGGCCGATAGCTCATGCGGAGCCTTGCGCGCGGGCCATCCGACGATCGAACCCTCGTCCATCGCCGCGCGATGCGCACGGTAGAATTTGGTCGCCTTGGGGTGGTCGTCGATCCCCTCGGCGATCTCGTCGGCGCGGATCTCGAAATAGTCTTTCCATAGGTCGGTATTCGTCGGCCATTCATAGACCAGCTTGCAGCGTTCGCCGTGCCACTTGGGCATCAAGGCCCGGTTGAGCATCCGGTCGGCCATGTCCCCTTCGCGGATCACGGTAACGGCGGAGAATCCCGAGATGCGTTTGCCTGGTCCGGCTAGGCCAAGGATCGCACCACCGACGACCTTTTCCCGTTTGGCGCATTCGGCATCCGAGAGAGCCGAGCTGTCGGTCTGCGGATCGTTGACGATGACAAAATCGGGGCGGAGGGTTTTGCCGTCGGCCAAGGTTTTCATCATTCCGCGGATTCGGCCCATGATTCCAGCGACTCGGATCGTGGCGCCCGAGGCTTTGCTGCCGGCGACGGTGGGGAAAATCAGTTCTTTGCGCTTCCACCCGATGCGGGTTTGCGCTCCCTCGGTCGTTTGGGCGTTGCCCCGTTGGGTGATTCCTTCGAGGCATCGGATCGGGTAAGCGATCTCGGGGAAATCTTCGAGCAGTAGTGGCCGAGTTTCCCATTCGATCTTGATCGTGTCCAGCGATTCCTCCGCGGCTCCTTCGTCCGCTTCGACCAGGACACCGAAACGACGGTGACCGTAGGCTAGGACCCACATCATGGCCCGCAGCAGGATTGTCGTCTTGCCCGAACCGCGTGACATCGCGATGGCTTTGAGACCGCCATCGATGGCTCGCTGTTCGATGTCCTTCAGGATCCGCAGATGGTCGTCCGAGAACGGCAGCGGGAATGACTCGGGGAAGTAGGTGAGGAGGAATTTCTTGAG